GTACTCCGAGAGGGGTAAGCACGGTTCGGTGAGGGGTCTGTATAAACCTACTATGGAAACATAGCAAGGCGATACTTTCCTACTCTACGAAGTGACACCTGCCCTTTTCCGTGACGAACTTTCAAAAGTAAGCGGAAATCTGACAGTCTGGCTGAACTCACCAGGGGGCGATGTGTTCGCCGCAAGTCAGATTTATTCCATGCTGAAAAATCATAAAGGCAAGGTTACCGTGAAAATTGACGGCATTGCTGCATCTGCCGCATCGGTTGTGGCAATGGCAGGCGATGAAACTTTGATTGCACCGACTGCCCTAATGATGATTCATGACCCCAGCACTTGTGCTATGGGAAACAAGGCGGATATGGAAAAGGCTATCATCTTGCTTGATGAGGTAAAAGAAAGCATTATTAACGCCTACGAAACCAAATCTCATCTCAGCCGAAACAAGATCGCAAAGCTGATGTCCGATGAAACATGGCTCAATGCAAAAAAGGCTCATGAAATGGGATTTGTGGACGGGATTCTCTTTGCAGAAAAGAAGAACCCTTTCCCTCCCGAAGAGGAAGAGGAGGAAGAATCTGATGAAGATGAGAAAAAGGAAGATTCTTTGACCGCAATGACCTATTCCAAATCGAAGAATCTATCCGCATTCTTATCCAAAGTATCTGCATCAGCAGAATCCGTTACAGGCACACCGATTGACCAGCTTGAAAAAAGACTGGCACTTTTGAAATATTGATTGGAGGAATTGATTATGACGATTAAAGAACTCAGAGAAAAGAGAAAGAAGGCTTGGGACACTGCACGTGACTTTCTCGACAGCAAGCGAAACGCAAATGGCGTGCTCAGCGAGGAAGATTCCAAGACCTACGATGCAATGGAACAGACGATTGTTGATCTCGGAAAAGAAATCCAGCGTCTGGAACGACAGGCTGAAATTGAAGCTGAAATGAACAAGGCAACCTCAACACCTGTTCTCGGTAAGCCTGCAACTCCGAATGTAACGGAAAAGACAGGCACGGCAAGCGACACTTACAAGAAGGCATTCTGGAACAGCGTCAGAAATCGTAACTGGATTGATGTCCATGATGATTTGCACATTGGTACAGATGCAGAGGGCGGCTATCTTGTTCCAGATGAGTTTGAACGAAAACTGGTGGAAGAGTTGGAGGAAGAGAGTATTTTCCGCCAGATGGCAACAGTTATCAAAACTTCCAACGGCGACCGCAAGATTCCAATTGTGACTTCCAAGGGTGAGGCTGTCTGGATGGACGAAGAACAGCAGTATTCTCTTTCTGATGATACTTTCGGACAGGCATCGCTTTCCGCATATAAGCTTGGAACAGCGATCAAGATCTCCGAAGAACTCCTTAACGATTCTGTATTTGATTTGCCGTCATACATTGCAAAGGAGTTTGCAAGAAGAATCGGTGCGAAGGAAGAAGAGGCTTTCTTCGTTGGTGATGGCAAGGGCAAACCGACCGGCATTTTTAATGCTACAGGCGGTGCGGAAGACGGCACTTCCACCACAGGTGCAAGCATCACATTTGATGATGTGATGGAACTTTTCTATTCTCTGAGAAGCCCGTACCGCAAGAAAGCAGTGTGGGTGCTCAATGATTCCACAGTGAAGGCTCTTAGAAAATTGAAAGACAACACAGGAAACTACATTTGGAATCCGTCTGTGCAGGCTGGTGTTCCGGATACCATTCTGAATCGTCCTTACAAGACATCCAGCTATGTGCCGGAAATCAAGGCAGGCAACAAGTGCATGGCATTCGGCGACTTTAGTTATTATTGGGTGGCTGACAGACAGGGACGTTCCTTCAAGAGACTGAATGAACTCTTTGCTATGACAGGTCAGGTTGGTTTCCTTGCAAGTCAGCGACTGGACGGCAAGCTGATTCTTCCGGAAGCGATCAAGACACTTACTATTAAGAAAGCGTGATGCTATGATTACGCTGAGAGAGGCGAAAAATTATCTGCGAGTGGATTATGAAGAGGACGATAGTCTGATTCAAAATCTGCTTTCTACAGCAAAAAATCTGGTGATGGACGTTGGCAGAATGGACGAGGACAACTTTACAAAAAATGAAGATACTGTGCGGACTGCGATGCTTTTCGCACTTGGGTATCTTTATGAAAATCGAAGTAATCCCGATTATCAAAAGCTAACGCTGAATCTTCGTTCAATTTTGTTTGCACAGCGAGAGGGTGTGATGTAATGGAAATCGGAACTTTGAATCAGCGAATCACTATTCTGGAACACAGAATTTTTATTGATGAGATTGGAAACCACATCACCAAATGGGAAGAAACATTTTCCCTATGGGCAAAGGTGACTGTAAAAACAGCAAGTGAAACCACGGATGCAGGAGTTACCAAAGAGGTACAGAAGCTTGAATTTCTCGTTCGTCAAAGTCCTGCATCGCTGAATATCAACAGCACCAATTTCCGTATTCTTTTCAGGAACAACATTTACAATGTCACCGGAATTACTCCTTTATACGACCACAACAACTACATGAAAATCGAGGGTGAAATACGAAAGGCAGGTGCTTCCGATGACTTCAATTGATGCAATGGCTGATGAGATTATGAAAGGTCTGACAGACTACGCTGATCTTGCAGATGAGGCAATGAAAAAGACAGTCCGAAAAACTGCAAAGTCTGTAAAAGATGAAATATCTGCAAACGCTCCAAAGCGAACAGGTGCGTATTCAAAAAGCTGGACTGTCAAAAAGACTGGCGAAAACAGTCACTCTTTGGAGATGACAGTACATTCTAAAAACAGATATCAACTGGCACACCTTTTGGAAAAGGGGCACGCTAAGCGTGGCGGTGGACGTGTATCCGGAAAACCGCATATTGCTCCTGCGGAAGAAAAAGGTGTACAGCTTTTTGAGAAACTTATCGAGGGGGCGTTGTCATGACCTACGAACAAATCGCAGAAATGATGGAGGAGATGGGACTGCCTTTCGCCTACCACCATTTCGCCGAGGGCGAAAGCCCTGCACCGCCTTTTTTGCTGTTCTTATCTCCCGGCGAGAATACATTTTCTGCGGATAATTTGGCATATTTCAGTTGCAAACAGCTGGACATTGAATTGTACACAGACAAAAAGCAGCCGGAATTGGAAGAACAGGTGGAGTCAGTGCTTTCCCAGCATGAGATTTATTACACAAAAACAGAAACATTCATTGATTCGGAAGAATTGTATGAAGTACTCTATGAGATGGAGGTTTAAGTCCTATGGCAAACAAAAAGAATAAGGTCAAATTTGGTTTGACCAATGTACACTACGCTAAAATCAAGGACTGGGTAACCGATGCCAGCGGAGCCAATTTGACACCGGTCTATGTGGATCCGGTGCGTCTGCCGGGTGCGGTTTCCATTTCCATTGATGCAAACGGCGAAAACGAAAATTTTTATGCCGACGACATCGTATACTACGTAATTTCCAACAATTCTGGCTATGAAGGTGATTTGGAAATCGCCCTGATTCCTACAGATTTCTCTACAGATATTCTGGGAGAAATCCTGGACAGCAACGGCGTTTTGGTGGAACGGAATGATGATGAAGTATCACAGTTTGCGTTGCTGTTTGAATTCACCGGAGATAAGCGGAAGATTCGCCATGTTCTCTATTGCTGTTCCGCCTCCCGTCCGGCAACAGAGGGACAGACTACCGAGGACAGCAAGGAAGTAAAAACAGAAACCATCTCCATCAAGGCTTCGGCTTTGCCGAACGGTCTGGTAAAGGCAAAGACCTGTGAATCCACAGATGCTTCTACTTATGATGGCTGGTACAAGAACGTATACACACCGGCAGCCGGAACGGCTTCCAAGACCACTGTGAAAGCATAAGGAGGGTGCAGTATGGCAATTCAGAAGAACATCACCATTGATGGGATTGATGTGCCGTTCAAGGCGAGTGCGGCAGTTCCCAGGCTGTATCGTTTGAAATTTCGCAGAGATATTTATCAGGACTTTGCAGCACTGCAAAAATCTGTGGGAGAAAAAACAGAGGATTCCTCTGCACTGGACATTGAAAGCCTTGAGGTGTTCGAGAATATCGCCTACATCATGGCAAAACACGCTGATCCGGAGAACGTGCCGGACAATCCCGACGAATGGCTCGAAGCCTTCAACACATTCTCCATTTACGAGGTGCTGCCGCAGCTCATTGAACTGTGGGGACTCAATGTGGAGACGCAGGCGGAGTCTAAAAAAAACATCGCAAAACTGACCGCCCGATGACAACGCCCCTCTTCCTTCTCCGATGTGTGCAGATCGGGCTGTCCCTCTCGGAGCTTGATCTGCTCACGATCGGAGTCGTGAATGATATGTTCACCGAAAAGGAAAATGACGAATATGACGGTTGGCATGAGGTGGCTGGACAGGCAGATTTTGATGCATTTTGACAATTGACTATTCCTCCTTGCTGTGCTATAATACTGGCAAGGAGGTGTACTCGTATGTCTAATTTTATTAATGCAGAATATGAAAAAGGACTTACTGATGTAATCAACGACATTTTTTATTGCAATACATCCTATCGCGGTAAAATCGGCTTTATCAGAGTACTCACAGAATATCTTGTTCGAAAGTTGACTGATTATCCGTCTTCAGACAAAATGATGTTAGGATATGATAGAGTTAAGAACATGATTGCGGATCTACCATACGGCACTCATATTCAAGAGTGTGTTGACAAAATAAAGAATGACATAGATGATAGCCACGGCGGAGATACTTGTTTACATACCGAACGTGTTGATGAAGTTTCTAAAGAAGAATATAATTACATACTTGATGCTTTAAGCGAATTGTATGCTTGTCTATTCATAAAGTTTTTTGCTGATTATGAATTTGGAAGCAATCAAAGAATAATGTCGGAGTTTTCACTGTTGCCTCCAATTATTCGATACAAAACCCTTATCTTTCTTTATAATACGGTTGAAAATGCGAAATCAAATATTCTTTTGATTGATAAGCTTGTAATTATCATAAAAAAGGTATTAGGAGATGAAGAAGCATATAAATGGGTTGAGGAAAGAAAGACACAGTTAGAAGGAATTCCATCGGTTGCAAATATAGACAAAACTGATCCAATACAGGTTATGCTTGCATTAAATTCCCCCAATATGTATCAGTGCTGTTTATCAAAAATCAAATCTGAATATCCGGAACGATATAAAACGTTTGAGGAAGCAAAAACATATTATTTGAAATTCGGAGGATTAGACGGCACTACAAACGATATACTCGAATTTAACGATATTATGGAATTTGTTTTCATGGGTAGAAAAGAGGCGTAAGTAATACTTTAAAGCACTTGCTCCGGCAGGTGCTTTTTTCATGCCCTCACGGAGGAGGTGAAGCACAGTGGCAAACCGCATCAAAGGCATCACGGTCGAAATCGGCGGCGATACCACCAAGCTGTCCAAGGCACTGGAAGGTGTCAACAAGGACATCAAGGGTACACAGACGCAGCTGAAAGATGTCCAGAAGCTGCTGAAGCTCGATCCTTCCAACACGGAACTGCTCTCGCAGAAGCATAAGCTCCTCGCCGATGCGGTATCTGCCACCAAAGAAAAGCTGGAAGTACTAAAAACTGCCGCAGAACAGGCAAACACCGCTCTTGCAAACGGCGAAATTTCCCAGCAGCAGTATGATGCACTACAGCGTGAAATCATTGAAACCGAAAACGAACTGAAACGCCTGACCACAGAAGCAAACAATTCTCACACCGCCTTGGAAAAGATGGGCGTTCTGGGTGAAACACTGCAGTCGGCTGGGGACAAAATTTCCGGTGTGGGACAAAAGCTGCTGCCCGTCACCGCTGGTGTCACGGCTCTGGGAACCATTGCTGTGAAAACTGGTGCGGATTTCGATTCCGCCATGTCAAAGGTGGCAGCTGTGTCCGGTGCGACCGGTTCAGAGATGGATGCCCTCCGGGAAAAAGCCCGTGAAATGGGCAGTAAGACAAAATTTTCAGCGAGTGAAGCTGCGGAAGCCATGAACTATATGGCAATGGCAGGATGGAAAACCAATGATATGCTCAGCGGTATCGAAGGCATCATGAATCTTGCCGCCGCTTCCGGTGAAGACTTGGCTTCTACTTCGGACATTGTCACGGATGCTCTGACTGCTTTCGGATTGTCTGCCTCGGACAGCGGACACTTTGCGGATATTCTGGCAGCCGCATCAAGCAATGCCAATACCAACGTCAGCATGATGGGTGAAACTTTCAAATATGCCGCTCCGGTGCTGGGTTCTTTGGGATACTCTGCTGAAGACTCTGCCATTGCCATCGGCTTGATGGCAAACGCCGGTATCAAATCCTCACAGGCTGGTACAGCACTGCGTGCAGCCATTACCAATCTGGCAAAGCCGACTGATACAGTAGCATCTGCCATGGAACAGTACGGCATTTCTCTGACAGATAGTTCCGGCAAGATGTATTCTCTGCGGGAACTCATGGAACAACTCCGACAGAAATTAGGCGGTCTTTCTGAGGCAGAACAGGCACAGGCGGCTGCATCGCTGTTTGGCAAAGAGGCCATGTCCGGTATGCTGGCGATCATCAACGGTTCCCCGGCGGACTTTGAAAAGCTGTCCAATGCCATTGACACCTGTTCGGATACGGTAGACGGCTACAATGGCACAACTGAAAAAATGGCAGCTGTCATGCAGGATAACCTTGCCGGACAAGTGACCATCTTGAAGTCCCAGCTGGAAGAATTGGCGATCAGTTTTAGTGATATTCTGATGCCCACTATTCGCTCTATTGTTTCCCGCATTCAGGAACTGGTGGACAAGCTGAATCAATTGGATCCGCAGACTAAAGAAACCATTGCAAAAATTGCACTGGTGGCTACTGCTCTGGGACCCATGCTGGTGGTACTGGGAAAGACCATCTCCAGCGTGGGGACGGTCTTTTCCGCAGTGTCCAAACTGCCCGCCCTTTTCTCTGCTGTGCAGAGTGGCATCGGAGCCATTACCGGAGCGTTGGGTGTGTCACTGGGTCCGTTGCTTGCCATTATCGCAGCTGTTGCCGCTTTGGTAGCTGCCTTTGTGCATCTCTGGAAAACCAATGACGAATTCAAGAGCAACATCATCGCCATCTGGGAACAAATCAAAAGCACCTTTACCGGATTGACACAGGGCATCACTGACCGGCTAAATGCTCTGGGATTCGACTTTGAGAGTTTCACCGATGTGCTGAAAGCGGCATGGGATGGACTGTGCAATCTGCTGGCTCCCATTTTTGAAGGCGTTTTTCAGAATATCTCCAACATCTTTTCAGAGTTTACAGGCGTTCTTCTTGGGCTGCTGGATGTTCTGATCGGTCTGTTCACTGGTGACTGGGAGCAGTGCTGGAATGGCATCAAGGGGATTTTTACGTCTATCTGGAATTTCGTTGTCAACACGTTCCGCAATATCATGAATACTCTGAAAGGCATTGCAGATGTGGTGCTGGGGTGGTTCGGAACAAGCTGGAACGAAGTCTGGACTTCTATCAA